TCTTGTTGCTTTTGCCTTTTTTGCAATCCACTTTCTTAAATATGTAATGATATTCTCCGCTGAATCTTGAAGGATTTCACGAGATACCTTTAAAACTCCACCTTTTTTCTTGATAGAATAAGCTATCTTTACAAACTGTGGAGTTGAAATTTCCGGAAACTGTGCTTCTTCATCCACATTGTCGAATGGAGTCTGGTCTGCTTCTAGTTCCATTACTCTTGTTCCCTTTACTGCAGTAACTGTTTCAACATTTACGAGATTTTCAAGTGCATCTTCAGAACGTCTTAGTTCTTTAATTTTCGTAGAAATATCTTGTGGCACTGTCAACCCACCTTCTGCATCTACTCCCTCAACCATAGAATTAAGTAGTTGCATATCGGATTCTGCAATGGCTTTTTTGCTAATTCCTGCTTTAATTGCATTAACAAAAGCGTTTGCTACATCCTTAGCTTTTTCTCCTAAGGTTTTTGCTATTCCTAATTCTGCTGCGCTGTGCATTTTCACTCCTGCTGCATCCTCAAGATCATACAATAAATCGAATTTAGCCTGTAAACCAATTAATGCTGCTTTTGCTGTTTTTGCTTCCTCTATCTTGTTTTCTCCGACAAGATTTTTAACCTCTGCCTTTTTAGCATTAATGCTGTCAAGCAATTCTTTTAATTTTGGATCCATTTTGTATCCTACCTTTCTATTCTGTTTTTTATATTAAAAAAAGACTTTAGATCAAATCTAAGTCTTCCAATAATTGATTTTTAATTTGTTCAGATTCTGCTTCCTTTGCAAGAAGTTGTTGTTTCTGTCTGCCCGCTATGGCCAGCTCTTTCTTTTCTTTGCTGAGCATTCCGCTTATGTTATTGCTGAGCGTTACCTCTGATCCAGCATCCATAAATAGGATTTCATCAATCAGACCTTTTCCTTTAGCGTCTTGAGCTGTTAACCAGGTTGTTTTATCCATCATTGCCAATGTATCTTCTGCACTCATTCCGCTTTTCATCATGTAAGCATTCGCTATGGATTGATTGGCTTTCTGTAACATTTCAGATGCTTTATCCATTTCGTGGTAATCTCCACTTGCTCCGCTTATTGCAACATTATGTACCATCATTAACGCACTCGGCATCATTGAGCATCTACCTGCCATCGCTATCTCACTTGCTGCACTTCCGGCTAGTGTTGGTATTATGATTTCTACTTCTCCGGTATATCGTTTTATAGCTGCTGAAATTTCTGCTCCTGCGAAAATATCGCCTCCCCCAGAGTTAATGTCTATGTCTAGCTTTTCACCCTTTGCAGAATCAATAATGTCTTGTACATCTTTGGGGCATGTCGATTCCATGCTGTAGTAATCATAGAACCATTTATCATCATTTGGAATAATTGGTCCTCTTATATTAATCTTGGCCACTATTTTTTACTTCCTTTCTCATATTGAGATCCTATTTTTTCTAATGGAATTATATTTCCGTTAGCGATTAGTTGATCACCAAATTCATTTCTTGGTTTGTCCAAATATTCTCTAGCTTCATTTGGTGTGTAAATTGAACCAATAACATAGTTCCTTAACATTTCCGACTGTGTCTTACTATCAACTCTCAGGAGAACTTTTTCGTTAAATTTATAATAATATCCATCCTTTCGTTCTTCCTTGGTTAGTAATTTGTAATTGATTTCTTCTTCATATCCCTTCAGTATGTAGAGCATTGTGTCCACTAAAAAAGAGAGCTGCTGGCTCTCTGAGTTTGAATATGATGATTTCTCGTAATCATTAATTTGGTTTGGTTTAATTCCAAATGCTCCAGCTATTTGTAAAGCCGAATATTTCTTTAATTCAAAAAATTGACTATCCGTTAATTTTACATTCAGTGGTTGCAGTTGCATTCCAAAAGGTACCGGAACAATTCTTCCCGCGTTTTTAGCGCCGGATAGCATTTCTTCATATTTTTCTTGTAGCTTCTTGGCCTTTGCAGGTTCTAAATCTCCGGTGTATTGAAGTGCCATTGAAGCCGTCATGCCTTGTTTATATAAATTATTCATGAAATTTTGACTTTCTAACGCTCCACTTATTGAATTTTTCAATATGCTTTGCACTGATTCGCCGCTATATCCATCAAATGTTAGCCACGTTTTAAAGTGCATAACGTCTTCTTGCCTAAATACATATATTTCACTATCGTATTTATCTACATATTGATAATAAAATTTACCTTTATTCCCAAATACCCCTTTGTCGTCTATAAGAATAGTCACCCTATCACTTGGCATTGGCCACAAATCCAGTGTATTAACTTTTCCACCAAATTTATCTCTGATAAATTCTCTTCTGATCCAAGCATATCCATTGCCTTTATGATTTCGGTTATTTTCAACTGTGCTCCAGAATGTAGTTGGTGTCATTTGTGGGTTAGGTCTTGTTTTAAGCAGTTCAGAAACTTTTGTCGATTCAGCTTTTCTCACCCCATCATCTGTGTTCTGAAAATATTTAATTGGTAATTTCCCTAGTGTCTCAGATAGCATCTTTAGGCACGTAAAATAAGTAATCTCACTGAGCATACTTTTATTTACCGTGTTGATTCCTAACCATTCAGCAAATTCTGTGCTGTTCAAGTCGACTGAATTTTTAGCTTTCCAAGTTTTAAACTTCTCTATGATATTCATTTTTCACCTTCTTTCTAGTAATTTTCTAAGAAGCTATCCACCAAATCATTTAAACGTGATGTGAATATGTGATATAATGCAAGTTTGAAAGCGCACAGTATAGCATCTATTGGATCGATTCGTTTTGTGGTAGCATCTTTATCTATCTTAATCAGGCCTTGATTTACACGAATTACCGCGTTGCTCATAGCAAAATTTAGTAATGCATTAGCTGTATACAATACATTCTTACAATATATTTGTTCTCTGTATCCTGATGTACTCTCATTTAGTGATTTATGAGATTGGAATACTTCTTCCACTATGTGGCCTTCGTTTGAAAGGTCAATCATTATCTTACTTGCATTCGCTGGATCAAAACACAAGCATTCAATGTTCCATCCATTTTCTTTACAGGTATTAAGTACGTAATCCATGACAACATTTTGGTCAACGATTTCTGTATTGGTTATAGTTAATAGTCCCATTCGTTCCCAAGCATCATAAGGGGCTTTATCTTTTTGAATTCTCTCTCTTAGTTTCTCTTGATTTGGAATAAAGGAATGTGAATAACAAATGTATTTAACTATTCTCTTTCCAGTCTTATCTAATTCATCTGTCTGCCATGGAATAATAAATGCTACTGATGTAAGATCTATTTTAGCTGACATATCGAACCCAACATATACTGACATCCCTCTGGTGCTTACTGGAATCTCTTTTACTTCGCATCTTTTCCATTTGGCCATGTCCATATAACCGTTTGCTTTTTGCTGAACCCATTTGTTTAGGCACTTAGTAAGAAAAGCTGTCATTTTTTCAGGTATCTCTTTAGCGATTTTATACTCACCACGGATCTTTTCGATACCTTCTTTGTAAGTCATTCTTATTGGATTGGCTTTCTTCCAAACCTCTTCATCATTTATATCATCGCCTTCGTCTATTTCGCAGATATCTATGTAGTATTCATCATTCCATATATCTATATTTTCATCTAGAATCTTAGAACAGTAGACATATTCCTGTGTATAGCAAGGGTATGTCAAATCCATGCCTGCAGTTGTTATAATCATAAGCAAGGACTCTTTCGTATTTGATCCTAGGCCTAAATCATAAAATTCAGTTGTTTGATGTTGATGGTATTCGTCCAGGATAAGTCCTGCTGGATTTGTACCATCACCTTTTTTCCCATCCTCTTTGCATAAAGCTTTAATATAGCTGCCTGTCTTAATATGTTTAATTATTGTGTTAGTGATTTTAAACTTGCACCTGAGCTCTGAGCCCATTAGCATTAAATCAGCTTCATTGCATATTATTCTAGATTGTTCTCGCTTTACTCCGGCTGTGTAGAATTCATAAACCTCACCGTTCTTGGTGGATTGAACTGCTATTTCATATAAGGCAACGCCTGCTTCCTCTTGTGATTTGGCATTTTTTCTTCCTACCTCAATAAAGGATTTTTTAAATCTTTTATATCCAGTATCTTTATTTCTCCAACCATAAATTTGACACAGGTCGAATCTTTGCCACGGTGTTAGTATGATTGGCTGTCCCGCAAGCACTCCCTTGGAGTGTTTTAGATAACTAAACCAATCAACGATTCCTTGAGCTTCTTCTTCATTCCAAATATATGGGAAGGGGTGCGCCAATACATTACAGCCTATCTTTTTTAAATCATTTAAATATCTTTTACATGCTTGTATATGTTTTTTCCCACTCGGATTTATTCCGTTAATGCAATCATTTGCATATTGTATTAACTGCTCCTGTATCGTCATTAAATATCTCCAAACCTCCTAGTTACTTCTTCTCCTTTCTTAGTTGTCTGAGTGGTGGCAACTTTAAGGCGGCTGTCAATTGTCAATCCACAGGTGGATGCAAATTTCCTCATTTCTTCTGCGTATTTCTTTTGTATATTTATAAGTGGGTTTTCGACAATCATGATTTCACCGTTAACCATCAGACGTTCTAATGTCATTGTCTGCTCCATTAATTCTTTTGTGGCTTTTAGGTATAATGAGTATGCATTGCAGTAGCATCCTAGGTTGTTTAGATCTAGGTTCCCGATTGTGTCTATTTTGTCTAACTCTTTAATCAATCTTTTATATTCTTTTTTTGCTTTAATATCTACTAACCAGAGAGGAGTTTTGGCCAATTGGTCCTTTCCTACAATAATACTTTTTTCATCTTCTTTTTTATTGATTTGTTGTAGTACTGTTAAATTTCCTCTTTGTAAATTTAAAGGTTTTCTCGCCCTTGCCATTTGTGCTTCCTCCTTTCAATAGCAAAATATTCTATTTAGAATTTTTCGTTACATGTAT